CAACCTGCAACGGAGTGAGAACCATGCAACAAGTAAAAGACGACAAGCGAATGCTTTCCAACGTATCTAAAATGCCCGGGCATTCGATCAGCAGATCAGCGCGGCTTTGCCATGTCGGCCAGAAATTACGCAAGATCAAAGGCAGCACCTGCGAAAAGTGCTATGCGCTCAAGGGCATGTATAACATGCCGAACGTAAAGGCAGCTATGGAACGGCGCGAGGAATTTTTTCACGCCATCGATTTCGTGCCTCGCATGATCGCGGTATTGAACGCGCTACGCAAACCAGAATTCCGTTGGTTTGACAGTGGCGACGTGGATAGTGTGACAATGGGGCATAACATTCTGGATATATGCGAGGCGACACCAGACAAAATTCATTGGATACCGTCACGCGAATATAAGATTTGGGGCGACGTACTACGCACCAGAAACCTACCGGCCAACGTCACGCTTCGCATGTCCGCCCATATGATCGACGACGCACCAGCCAAAGCTTGGCAGAACACCAGCACCGTTGCCAGCCACGGCGGAAACATTACCGGCCATCTATGTCCGGCACCAACGCAAGAAGGCAAATGCAAAGATTGCCGCGCTTGTTGGGATCGTAAAGTTTCAAACGTCACATATTATCAGCACTAATCGATTGACCAACGCACCACAAAACGATAGAACAATAAGTTCTCGCTCTGGACACCGGAGGCCTTGCGGCCTCCGGTGTTTGCGTGTCTACATACTAAGACGCAGGTCGCAGGCTCACGCAATAAAGCCCGCAGCCCAGCTAGCCAAGGCCGCAGAACGTAAGGCCGCAGCAAATCCCTTCATCGATCCCACATACAAGGACGCAGGTCGCAGGTCATCGATCCTCGAACCTTGGATTTCCAACACTTTACCGCCGTCAAATAAAAATAGACCGCCCTCAGAGGGGTCGTGAAGCAAGAAAAAAGAAACACCATTGCAACGATTGTGCGCCAAATGCCACGCGATTTGTGATTTGTTCACCGAAACTCGGTTATTTTTTATTATTTTAAGTTCCAGCCAGACAGGCACACCATCCAAGCACATATAAACGTCAGGCATGCCCTCACCAGCGCGGTTCTCAATCCTCTGGTAATGTGTCCGCTTCGGTAAATTCTGCTTCAATAGGCTCGATAGTGATTTCTCTGTTTTTGGCATCTTCAACCCTCTTCATATCATCAAAAGCTGCGGGGTATTGCTTGCGAATAGAAGCCAGTCTGGCGGTGATCTCTTCGCGGCTTAACTTATCTAGCTGATGGATGTGGTTGGCCTCTCTCCGGTCAATGGTGAGGCCGCCAAGGGCGGATCGGATCTTTTCCGCATTGATGGCAGCAGAAAACTGACCAGCCTCTTCCGCGCTGCGCGATAGTTCGTCCAGTCTTTTAAGCTGTCCGGTCAGGCTGATCGAATAGCGGCGTTCTCTTGCCTCGCGTAGTTCTTTTATCAGAGCCACACAGTCGGGAAAATCCCTGCCGTTGAGCAGCTTCGAAGCTTGCACGTTGGCACTGTCTTCAGAATAGCCAGCCTTGCGCGCACACTCCGCATTAGAATAGATGCCCTCGACTATATATTTGGCAAATTCTCGCTGTCGATTGGTCAGACCAGCCTTCCTTCCGACCTTGCCTTTTACCTCATTTTCAGAACCCATAGTCTTTTCTCACCATTTTTCAGTAAACCTTTTTTCTAAAATAAAACCTCGAAGGGGCTGATAAAACCTTGTTTGTTACGTTTCACTGTAACATTCACACATGACTGTAACAGCTACAACCCTTACTCACCTTGACTTGTTACGTTTGTTACGTTGTTACAGTAAATTTCAAAAAAAAAAAATAATTTTTCAAAAATGGTGAGAAAACACTATTGGCTAAATTAGTCCCAAAAACTGCACTTTTTAATCCGAGTCTATTTTTATCTTTATTTATAAAAAAACATTTGACGGTCTTATGAATTCGTGTAATTGTTCTTCATAAGATAACTGACTATAGCAGAGGGGCAGATATATGCAACAGCACCGAGGTTCGAGGTCGAAGGTTCAAGTTCCGATGACGGTAGGTTTACGCAAGCCGACACTAGGTGCGCGTGTCTTGCATTTGTCTATCAACAATCGGGCATGGTTAAAGGCGGCTATGTCTAAGCGGATTGCTTACGGAGGTAGGAAGAATGGATAAGCATGCAGAAGAGGTTTTGTTTAACGAGGTATATTCAGAGTTATGCGAACAGGCTCCGCCACCACCAGCCGATGCGGGTGTTGAGGACATGTATGATTATCAAGAGTGGTTGCTTCTTGAGGCTTGTAGAATTTCAGAAGAAAAAACGAGGTGAAGTGATGTATCGTGATGAGTTTGCCAAATATCAGGTCAGCGATGATGATCGTTTGCTTGATGTAAATGTGGAATGCCAGTTGGCTTATCGTGCGTTGCGCGATGCTGAGTGGGATGGGATGGATACGACTGCGCTTGAGCAGCGGTATCGTTCATTAACTAGCAAGCTATTGATGGGGGTGACTTATGAGCCACGTTTCTGATAACGGATGGAAGTTTTCGGTTTTCGTTTTGGATAAGACCTTTGATTCTTTGCAAGAAGCCAGAGATTACGCGGAAGATAAGGAATGCAGTGATATGCAAAGTGGGGATGGGTGGCCGCAGGTTCGTGCCATAGAAACGCGGGTCACAAGAAAAGACCACCCATACGAGGTTTCGAGTTTCGAGACATATGACAGAATAAAAATCATGTTGGAGGATGGACAATGAGTATTGATGCAGAAGTTCAAATGGGTTGCGCTGGTATACCGACAATTCATTTGGTGTATTCGCCAAACAGGGCGGAGTGGGAAGAGATTGCAGAATGCATTTGGATTGGTGCGCTCGAGGGTGGCAGCAACCACTGGATCGAGTACATCCACACTGGCGGCAACGATCTGAAGTCTGGCAAGGAAATTGTCGAGAAGAATTTTGAAATCATCATGCATGTGGATGACGGTGAGCCGCAGCCCACACGCTGGTACAGGAATTCTTTTGATGTAATTGTCGAAGGCATTGCAGGGCTTGATGATTATCGGCGCGGCAAAGTGTTCGATGATATTGGTCAACTGGATGCCTATGACTATGACTTAATCATCCAGCTAGGTACATTTGGTAAGGAGGTATTTTGCTAATGGACATGTTACATGAAAACATAGAATTCGGGAAAAAGCGCGACGAATATAACTGGGTTATACCAGCCAAGAAGGGCGGTTTATCGAAGTGTTTTTATGCCGTGCCTTTTGAGGGTTGCGAGTTGAATATCGATCCGGAGTTTAAAACACTGACAGTCACTGCAAGGGGCTATGAAGTTGAGTTGCACTGGGGCGAGACAGAAAACTGGAAAACCACTAGCAGCGATCCTGATGATAAATTTACGGATGCGATGAGAATTCGTGTCTTGGATGAAGATTGCTATGATGAAAAGCCAGTGGTTGATTGGATATCTTTGCCTAACAAGGGTGTTACTGACGAAGACTATAAGACCGATGAGACTATGCAAGACACCGGAATAGTAAGACTAGGAGATGGACGATGACTAATCGTGGATCATATCGTGTGAGTGTTCGGGTCACGACTGAACGTGAGGTGGTCGTCCAAGCTGATGGCCTTGATGAGGCAGAGATCAAAGCAATGGTTGAAGTGGTGGCACTGACTGGTGGCACTGATGCAGAAGTTTTATGGGCAATGGAGGTAGGAAATGAGTAATTTACCAGAAGGTTTTCAGGATTGGACGTTGGACGAGAAGTCAGCATATTGGGATAAGCAGCGCGTGAAGGATCGTGCGGAGCGTCAGAAGGGCATCAACAAGCTGTCGCAAGAGCAACGAGACGCAGTCAAAGAAGCTTATGAAGCGATCAGCGGTGCGATGCAAAGCATGCATGAATGTCAGGATTTGTGGATGTCTGATGTCAAGAAGTTGGACGACAGTATGTGGCAACTGCGCCGCCTATTTAATCTGGAGGGTAAAGATGACTAAATCATTTGTTCTAACAAGACTATGCACACATAGTTTTAAGCCGGAAGGTGACATGTTTTTCACCGGCACATCATTCACGGTTTACACTCAAGTGCGTAGGGTCGGGAATATCGAGCGTGAGGTCACGCGGATCCACGATGGTCACCACAACAACGGTGGCTGGTGGGTCGATGGTTCGCTGGACGAAGTTATGGATACAATTATTCAGGGGGAAGACAATGGGTAAGGTCAAAGGTCTGATGATGCAGATGGAAGAGGACGCGCTTTGGATGGCAAAAGAAGCTTGGGTCTATTTGTATGGTGAGTCATATGAAAAGTTATATGACGAGGTTCATCGCAACGTGGAACAAGAAGACATCATGCGGGGGTACGACAATGTTAACGAATAAACAGTTAACAGAACTGCTGAAAGTTCCGGAGATCCCGAAGCAAAAGTACCGCAACCATACACGCGGGGACATAGAGTCCCCCGCGCAGGCGGCACACCGCAACACAATTCGCATGAAGATACACCTCGACCTGTTCAAGGGTAACAGGTTCAACTACAGGGCTAAAGAAGATGGAAAAAACTGAAACAGTTCCGAACATTTCGGAGTTCTTGGTCGGGGCAAAGACCGCTGTCTATGACGAAAAAGAAAGGGGCGACAGATACTTGGTTAGTTTCGAGATGAAGCTGGTGCGCCGGTATTTGGTCAGAGCAAAGTCCAAGGGCATGGCAGCCAGTCTCGGGAGGAACAGACTAAACCGGTCAATCAAATACATGAAGGCCAAGAGTAAACCATCCAGACGATTGGGTGGGATGAGCATGATGCTTGTTAAGCCAGTTGATTTAATACAAACAAGGGCGGTTTGATTATGGGCTTTGAAGATGATCCAAGAGCCGAGGTCGAAGACACGACAGGCTATATTAAAAAGCGTGGGACAGAGCTTCATGCGACCGAGATGGGTGGTGCTTCATCCTTGAACCTTGGGCATGCGGCGATGACTAAATCGCAGCGTGATTACAAGCAGCGCATGGAGAATATCAGTATTCACAACAGGCCATACGGAGAAAAGAAATGAGCGATGTGGATAAGGATAAATTTGCCAAGGGCGATGGGTCGATGCAAAAGCGGTTGGACGCAGGTCGATGCCCTAAGTGTGGCACAAGCCTACAATATATGCTGGAACCGCATGATGGATGGCAGCAATGTGGGACTTGTAAATTGCAGATTACTCAGAAATAGACAAACCATCTTGGCTTATGCTAGGGTTTATCGGACAGCATGGAAGGGTATCAGGTTATGTGGGAATATATTTTAATAACATGCATGGTCACCCACTTTGGTGGTGAGCCTGTGAATAAATGTTGGTCACAGGTAAGTGAAAAGAAGTATCCGGAGGTAGCTATTTGTAAGGCTGCGGCTAAGGCTGAGGATTTCAGGATCTATTACAGTCTTCGGGGTACGAGCGCAGGTCTGCCAGTGATAAAGACTGTGTGTAGTGAAGTCAAAGACAAAAATGTGTGAGGATTAAGTAATGGCTAACGAAACTAAATTGATGCCGAGTGAAGAAGAAATCAGCGAGGCTGTAGGTGAGATCGAATGGTCTGATGCCGTGGCGATTGTTGAGGTTGAGGTCGTGAACATTTGCGAACGGTATAGCAAAGACGGCGACAGTGAAATTGCGGAAAAGATTGAGCAGGCATGGTTAAGAATACTTCGGGGGTAGACAGCGTCATACGTTGGTATCTACAAAAGGAAGTAGAGTTCGCGGATCGCGGTGACTTCCTTCAGCTAAACAGGTGTGTTGAGAACAGGCAGTTTTACGAAACACTGAAAGATAAAATAGAAAGAGATATCAATGACCGACAATGTCATACCATTTAACAAGATCAAGAAAACCAGAGAGCCTGTGCCGGTGATATGTGAACTGGCTGGCGCGGCATTCAAATCTGTAATCATCATGGGTGAGAACCACGAAGGTGATGTTCAGATGGTGACCACGGTCAGTGATCCAGCCGAAGTCTTGTGGTACATGGAAGCTGCGAGGTTCGGGATCATGACAGGGAACATGGAAGATGAGTGATGGTCAGCCCCTTACAACCGTTCTAACTATTGGTGACTTATACACCGCTGGTGAGATCAACATGGAAGAGGCTGTGTTGGCTATGTCTGAGTACATAGACGAGGATGATGCCGTCCAGCTATTGACCAGCCTGACCCGGGACAACGTGATCAAGTTCCCAGAGCCGAGGTTCGAGGACGTAGAGCCGGAAGAAGACGAGGCTTGCAGCAAGGCTGTGTTTTCATTCACGGCGGAGTTTGATTTAGACGACCCTGCATAGAAGAGAGTGAGCGAGATGAAGTTTAATTATAAGACGAAGCCTTATGCACATCAGCACGAGGCGCTGGTTCGTAGTCACAACAAGGTAGACTACGGTTACTTTATGGAGATGGGCTGTGGCAAATCGAAGGTACTCATCGACAATATTGCGTGGTTATATTCACAAAAGAAGATCGACACAGCCATCATCGTTGCACCCAAAGGTGTCTATCGCAACTGGCAGATATCAGAAATACCTGCTCATTTACCAGAGGACATTGAACACGAGGTTTATGTTTGGAATCCGAACCCAAACAAGGGTCAGAAAGAACACCTCTTGGAAGGTATTCAAAAGCGTGAAAAGCTGCGCTTGTTCCTTGTCAATGTCGAGGGTTTCGCAACGCCTAAAGTTCGAGCGTACTTGGAGCAGTTCGTTCGCGGATCGGCGTTTCTACTTGCGGTTGATGAGTCAACAACTATTAAGAACCCAAAAGCCAAGAGGACTAAAGCTCTGGTGGAGATTGGCAAAGGTGCATCGTTTCGCCGTATCCTCACCGGATCGCCCGTTACAAAATCGCCGATGGATCTTTACGCGCAATGTGGATTTATGGATAAACGATTGCTTGGATTCGATTCTTTTTATTCGTTCCAAGGGCGGTACGCCATCACAAGAACTCAGCGGATGGGCAGTCACAGTTTTCAGCAGATCGTGGGATACAGAAATCTTGATGAGTTATCCGACAAGCTACAAAGCTTTTCATACCGCGTCACAAAGGATGATGCGCTGGATTTACCAGACAAGGTTTACACTATTCGGAACGTAGGTCTGACCGACAAGCAGCTTGAGCATTACATGATGCTGAAGAACAACGCTATAGCGTTGTTGGATGATGGTGAGCTAGTGTCTGCCCCAGCGGTGATGACCCAATTGCTGCGCCTTCAACAGGTGCTGTGCGGCCACTTGATGTCAGATGATGGTGAGCTAGTAGAGTTTCCGACTCGGCGTATCGATGCTCTTCTAGAGACGATAGACGAGATGACTGGCAAGGTTATTATCTGGTCACGGTTCCGGTATGACATCAAGAACATCGAGGCCAAGCTAGCCAAGATCCACGGTCCGAGTTCGGTAGTATCTTATTTCGGGGACACCTCTGACGATGACCGGCAAGCCGCAGTTCGCAGGTTCCAGTTCGAAGATGCGAGGTTCTTTGTCGCCAACCCTCAGACCGCAGGCTATGGCCTGACGCTGACGGCAGCAACGAACGTGATTTATTATGCGAATGACTTCAACCTCGAGACTCGGGTTCAGTCAGAGGATAGAGCGCACCGGATCGGGCAGAAGAACAGCGTGACCTATGTGGATTTTGTTTCAAAGGGTACGGTGGACGAGCATATCGTCAAGACACTTCGCTCGAAGATTGATCTGTCAGCGAAGACTCTGGGTGAAGAAGCCCGCCAATGGTTGGAACTTTCCCCCCGCCGTGGCGACGATTAGAAGCATTTTGTACAGACACTGGTGAAGGGTTGAATTGATGCGGGTAAAGGTGACATTCGTGCGTAACGAGATCGACATAGAGAAGTCTGACGCCGAGCTTCTGCTGCTCTTGTTTCAGAGTGCGGCTTATTACGCTCCCGTCTTTCCGCCTACTTACCGTCTTCACATCGAAGAGCAGGATTTCGCCTTTCGGAGACAGGGCTACAATATCAACCGGCCCTTGCTCGAGAACATGCATGTAGACATGGCAGCCTTGAGAAAACAACCAGTCTGATGCGAGTAACTCAGACCTTTTACCGTCCGCGTTCTTTTGATTTGGTCTCATTTGTTACTTGACCATCCACAAATAATTGAATAACATCAACAACAGTCTTACATATAGGCACAGGAGATACAACAATGAATCTAAAAAAATGGAAATCAATCGCGGTGACCTTTGACGTTTATGAAATTATTAAGCGTATGGCAGATGCGAATGAGCGTAGTGTGGGTCGGCAGCTAGCCCACATAATCAAATCACTAGACGAAAAAAAATAATAGCCGCTACTTGACTACCTCGTGTCTGCTAGTGTAGACACGAGTTTCACACCCGAAGGGGTTAAACTTTGTACCGAAAAGGAGAATGGTATGAGCGATGTGTTTTCGCTATTTGAAGAAGGAACAGTCGATGCTGATAAGTTCGACACTGTTGAGAAGGAAGGTGCTTCGCGCCTATCCAACCTCATTCGTCAGTCACTTGACCTCGATAAACAAATTGCCG